GTGCTAATGGCTGATCCTAAAAAACCCAAGGTAGACCAGTCCAAAGAGACTAGGGTTTATACCGCCGATATGGGCCAACCCCCAATGGACCCAGAAGTTGCACCGCCTACGCCTAAAGTGTCGCCACCAAAGCCCACGAAGAAATATGCCAAGGGCGGGTCTATTGATGGTATTGCCCAGCGGGGTAAAACTCGCGGTAAGATTTGCTAAGGAATTAACATGAAAATACGTAAGTTTGCAGAAGAGGGGCTTGTTGATGCAGAAGATTCTCCAGCCCGGAAAGAAGCTATAGCAAGAGCACTAGCTCGAGCTAATGACCCAGATGCGATGGGAGAAGGAAATGCTAAATATAATCTGGATGAGTTTACGGCTTATAAGGAAGAAGCACCATCGAAAGACCCATATAGGTATTTCGAAAAAATACCACTAGAGTCAAAAGCCAAGCCCAAAGTAGTCACCGCAGAACAATTGCAGGCGTTTAAAAAACAATACGGCGCTGACAAAGATTTAACGGATTACATGAACGCGCAGCAGGGGCTTACACGACGGAAGGCCGCAACACCGGCGCCTAGTAAGGCAAGTGCCCCGTCAAAAGCGGCTACGCAGGTAGAGTCAAACCTCCCCGCCATGTCCGAAGAAGCACGAGTCGCGGCGATGGGGCGAATCCCAACCGGAGGCAATAAAGCAGCCCCCACCCCCGGTAACGGGCGTTCGGTTACCGGCTCCGATCTAAGTCGCAACGTCAGCAACACGCTGAACGCGACAGCGGGGCTGAAAGGCGTCCAGATGGGGCAACTGGCGGCGGAAGCGGCTATGGGGACTCGCGCAGGAAAGGCGCTTAGTGGGCTTATGAGTGGGAAAAAGGCGGCAGAAGTGGAACGGATAGGCCCTCCTCTTAGCGCAGCCGAGAGGGCGGAGTTTGCAAGACTCTTTCCTAAAGGCGAGCGTCGCCGCGGTCCCAACGAGATGAAAAAAGGCGGTGCAGTCAAGAAGTACGCTTCAGGCGGCGGTGTCAAAGGGTATGGGCAAGCACGAGGCGCACGACCTGCGAAAATCTGTTGAGGCCAAGTAGAGGCATGGGGGATATTGCACCCTCCAAGATGCCAAAGTCAAAAACAATTCGTCGCAAGGACAATCCTAACGATGTGACCATGTACGCCGAAGGTGGCGGACTATACGCAAACATTCATGCAAAACGTAAGCGAATTGCTCAAGGCTCTGGCGAGAAAATGCGTAAAGTTGGTAAACCGGGTGCGCCAACAGCCAAAGCGTTTAAACAATCAGCCTTAACCGCAAAGTAAACTATGGCAACTTCTGGCACCACCGCTTTTAACCTTGACCTGAGTGAGATTGTTGAGGAATCGTTTGAACGCTGCGGTGCAGAAATGCGTACTGGCTACGACTTGAGAACAGCTCGTCGGTCAATGAACCTAATGTTTGCTGACTGGGCCAATCGCGGAGTTAATTTGTGGACGGTAGAGCAAGGAACTATTCCTTTAGTACAAGGAACAGCTACATACAACCTCCCGGACTACACCGTAGATCTCTTGGAACACGTTATCCGTACCGGGGCAGGCAATGTATCAACTCAAGCCGATTTGACCATTACCAGGATCAGCGTATCCACGTACTCCACAATCCCCAACAAGTTGACGCAGGCTAGACCTATTCAGGTTTACATCAACCGGCAGGAAGACATACCTACGGTCACGCTATGGCCTATTCCAGATGGCTCACAGTCCTATTCATTTGTGTACTGGCGGCTCCGCAGGCTTCAAGATGCAGGCAACGGTGTAAACACAATGGATGTACCGTTTAGGTTCCTTCCTTGTTTGGTAGCTGGGCTGGCGTATTACCTGTCCATGAAGATTCCCGGCGCTATTGAGCGGATGGGGGTTTTGAAGGAGCAGTACGACACCGCTTGGGGTTTGGCTTCGGATGAAGATCGTGATAAGGCTGCGGTACGGTTCGTTCCCCGCCAAATGTTCATAAGTTGATATGGCAAATAGATTCACCGTTGGCGCAAAAGCCATCGCTGAGTGCGATAGGTGCGGCTTTCGGTATAAGCTGAAGGAGTTGAAAGAGCTTGTTCTAAAGACGAAGCAGATCAATGTAAAGGTCTGCCGTACCTGCTGGGAGCAAGATCATCCACAGTTACAGCTTGGCATGTACCCGGTCAGTGACCCGCAGGCTGTACGTAACCCCAGACCTGATTTTGCTGGTTATGTAGAGAACAGAGATATCCAGTGGGGTTGGGCACCTGTAGGTGGTTCAAGAGAGTTTGATGCGGTGTTGACACCCAACTACTTGGTTAGTCAATCTGCGGTAGGCCAAGTTACAATCGTTTTAACGTAAGGAGTTAATCATGGGCAAAAAAAACACCGACATGGGCCAAGATAAGGCCATGATCAAAAAAGCGTTTAAACAGCACGATACCCAAAAACATGCGGGTAAGGGCACTACCTTGAAGTTGAAACAAGGTGGACCCACTACGATGGATCGTATGCGGTTGGGTCGTAATATGTCCCGCGCTCAAAATCAAGGGAGCAAGTAATGGCTAAGTTCAGTCAAAAACTTATGGGCAAAGAGGTTGGCTCTGCCGCCGTTTACGCAGAACCTCACACAATGAGCGGCGGCAAGGTTAGCATTCAAAGTGCTGGCTATGGCAGTGGTGACCGGGGCAGGGTAGGTGACGACAGCGTATCAGTCGGAAACTTCCGCAGCAAAGATTATGCAGGCGTAAAAACCAGCGGAATCAAGATGCGCGGTGCTGGTGCCGCCACTAAGGGAACTATGTCTCGGGGTCCGATGGCATGACTTACGCAGAGCTTTGTGCAAACATTGCAGATGTTTGCGAGAACACGTTCTCGGCGGACATGCTCAAGCTGTTTACACAGCAGACAGAGCAGCGCATCTACAACACTGCTCAATTGCCATCGCTTCGCAAAAACACCACAAGTGTTCTTACGCCGTCCAGCATGTTTACAAATGCACCGGCAGATTTCTTGTCCGCATTTGATCTAGCGGTTATTCATCCAACAACCAGCGCGTACACATATTTGCTAAACAAGGATGTAAACTTTATTCGTGAAGCGTATCCTACCGTAGCCGCTACAGGATTGCCAAAGTATTACTCAATATTTGGTCCTCAGGTTGGTGATGCAAATGAAATTAGGTTTTCGTTTGGCCCGACACCAGACCTAGCTTACACGCTGGAACTGAATTACTTCTTCTACCCCGAAAGCATTGTTACCGCCGGTGATACATGGCTTGGTGAAAATTTTGATTCAGCCCTTTTAAATGGTGCGTTGGTAGAAGCAATCCGCTTTATGAAGGGTGAGCCTGATTTAGTGAAGATGTACCAAGATATGTACGTGCAATCTATCGCTCTACTCAAGAACCTTAGTGACGGCAAACTGCGGCAAGATGCCTATCGAAGCGGACAACCTAGAACACAGGTGCTGTAATGAGCATTTCCCAAACGCTATGCACCAGCTTTAAGGCGGAACTCTACGAAGCTGTTCACAACCTTGTGACAAACACCATCAAGATTGCGCTGTACACAGATACTGCCACACTAGATGAGTCAACCACTGTTTACACAACGTCCAATGAAATAACTGGTACGGGATACACCGCTGGTGGCGTAGTGATGACTGGAATCACCGTAAGCACTTCAGGGCAAATTGCGTTTGTAGGCTTTGCCAATGCCTCTTGGTCTGGCGCTCTCACCGCACGAGGAGCCTTAATTTATAACGCTTCTCAAGGTAACAAAGCTATTGCGGTACTTGACTTCGGGGCAAACAAAACTTCAGTGACTACATTCTTAGTCACTATGCCAGCTAACACATTGACTACCGCCCTTATTCGGAGCTAATCATGACCATTACGTACACCGGTAATTTAAAACTTGCCTTGCCTGTCACGGGCACGGAAGCAGGTACATGGGGCGATGTTGTAAACCAACAGATCACTGCTTTGCTGGATGAGTCTGTAGCCGGTACGGTATCGCTCACCGCAATGACGGATGCAAACTACACCCTGACCAGCGGTAATGGAAGCTCTGCCAACGAAGCTCGGTACATGGCGCTGCTTATCCCAGCTACATTAACCTTGACGGCAGCACGGAACATCATTGTTCCCACATCTTCTAAAAGTTACATCGTCCGCAACCTGAGTACAGGCGGCTTTGCAGTCACGGTAAAAACCACGGCAGGTACGGGTATATCTGTGCCTAACGGCAAGACCATGATTCTGTACTGTAACGCCACGGACGTTATTGACAGCGCAACCCACTTTACAGCACTGACACTTGGCTCGGCACTCCCCGTCCTGTCTGGCGGCACAGGGGTGACCACCTCGACCGGAACTGGCTCGGTTGTGTTAAATACCAGCCCCACGTTCGCTACGTCAGTGATTGGCGGCGCAACAATGGCGGTATTCAACACAACCAGCACAACGGTAAATGCTTTTGGCGCAGCCACCGCGCTGAACATTGGCGCTGCCACTGGCACGTTGACGGTAGCCAACACCACCCTTGCAGCCAAAGCCCTCACGGCAACTTCCATTACCAACTCTGCCCTAACGGCTACGCGCTTGGTCTACAGCGGCACATCGGGTCTTGAGGTTGACTCTGCCAACCTAACATTCAACGGCACTGACCTGACCGTTTCTGGTGCAGTGAACGCCGGTTCTGTCAATGCCACTACGCTTGACCTGACCAACCTTGAAGTGACCAACATCAAGGCCAAGGACGGCACTGCGGCTATGCAAATTGCGGATACGACCGGTGTTGTATCGGTGACCGCTGCGCCAATTTTGACGGCTTTGACGGCCTCTAGCGCTGTGGCAACAAATGCGAGCAAGGCCTTGGTGTCTGTGACAAACACGGGCACTGGTAATAATGTGTTGGCTACCAGC